AAGTCTTTTTGTTCAAATTGATCTTTATGCAGCTAAAACCGGATTAAAGATCAGCGTGGTGATAACGTAGAGTTTGATGCTAACTTAGCCGAAGAGATGCCAGAACGAGAGTTAAGTCGTATTTCCTCCGAGTTGCTAGGCGAGTTTGATGCAAACAAAGCGGGACGCCAAGATTGGGAAGAAGCTTATTCGAGCGGGTTAGAGCTATTAGGCTTTAACTACGAAGAACGTACACAGCCTTTTCGTGGGGCATCGGGTGTAACTCATCCTTTGTTGGCGGAAGCGGCCACACAATTCCAAGCACAAGCCTTTAACGAACTACTGCCACCTTCGGGTCCTGTGCGCACGGTTGTTATGGGTAAGAACACTTCTGCAAAAGCGCAACAAGCGCAACGTGTGAAGCAGTTCATGAATTATTACATCACTAACGTTATGGACGAGTACACACCTGACATGGATCAGATGTTATTTTTCTTACCGTTAGCGGGGTCTACGTTTAAAAAGACGTATTACGATGAGACACTAGAACGCGCCGTATCTAAGTTTGTACCTGCTGAAAACTTGGTGGTTCCTTATGAGACTGCGGACCTAGCCTCATGCCCTAACATCACGCAAGTTGTGCGGATGGCCTTAAACGATTTACGCAAGCGCCAAGTGGCGGGAGTATCTCTTGATGTGGAGGTAATCCCTTCTCAGAAAGAACTGACTTCTCTAACAGGTGAGATGAACAGGCTTGATGGGCAAGACGCGAGTCAGATTGATTACGACTGTACTATCCTTGAGTGCCATGTCGATCTTGATCTAGAGGGTTACGAAGACGAGGACGAAGATGGCGAGTTTACTGGAATTAAGATTCCGTACATTGTTACCATCTCTGAGGACAATGGCAAGATATTGTCTATCCGTCGCAACTACCGCGAAGACGATCCACTTCGCAAAAAGATTAGTTACTTTACGCACTATAAGTTTTTACCCGGATTCGGTTTCTACGGTCTAGGCTTGATCCATACTATTGGCGGTCTGTCTCGCACGGCCACTTCGGCCCTTCGACAGTTGATCGATGCGGGTACGTTATCTAACCTTCCTGCAGGTTTCAAGGCCCGCGGACTACGGATCAGAGATGACGACGAGCCACTACAGCCCGGCGAGTTTAGAGATGTAGACGCGCCCGGCGGAGCAATCCGCGACAGTCTAATGCCTTTACCGTTTAAAGGACCTGACCAAACCTTGTTCCAGTTGCTTGGCTTTGTTGTCGATGCCGCGCAACGTTTTGCGACGATCACGGACCTTAAAGTGGGTGCGGGTAACGAGGGTGCTGCAGTAGGCACTACCATGGCGATGATGGAGCAGGGTGCTCGAGTGATGAGTGCTGTGCATAAGCGTTTGCATTATGCGATGCGTCAAGAGTTTAAGATTCTTGCACGGGTGATGTCTGAGAGTTTGCCGCAGGAGTATCCGTACTCTGTTCCCGGTGGTGATGAAACCATCATGCGTGAAGACTTTGACGACCGTGTAGATATTATTCCTGTCAGCAATCCAAATGTATTTAGTCAGGCGCAGCGGATTGTGCTTGCCCAGACTAAAATGCAACTCGCGGCCCAAGCACCAGAGATTCATAACCTTCACGAAGTGTATCGTGATATGTACGAAGCTTTGGGTGTAACGGATGTCGATAGGATAATGAAGTCGGTGCCTGCAGAAGAGCCTGTACCGATTGATCCTGCGCAAGAGAACATTAATGCTTTAGACATGTTGCCACTAAAAGCCTTTGAAGGACAAAATCATCAAGCGCACATTCTAGCGCACTTGATCTTTGGCGCAAGTCCCACGGTTAGCAGTATGCCTCAAGTAGCTATGGCGCTTCAAAAGCATATAATGGAACACGTTCAAATTGCGGCTCAAGAACAGGCTGTCATGGCTTATAAACAACAGATGCAGCAGATGGGCGGACAAGTTCCTGAAGAACAAGCCGTTATGGAAGTCGAGCGTTTAACCGCTCAGTTTATTGCGGAAGGTATGCAGCAAGTTAAAGACATGTCTGCACAGCTATCTGGTGCGGGTGCACCAGATCCTTTGATTCAGTTGAAGGAACAAGAGATTCAGGCTAAAGTAGCCGATAACGAGGCGGAAAATCAAATTGACCAAGCCAAGTTACAGTTGGATCAACAGAACCAACAGATGCGCTCGGAGCAGTTTGGTCAAAGGTTACGCTCTCAAGAACAACAAACATCAGCACGTATTCAGTCAGCCATGGATCGTGAATTATTAAAGCAACGAGGAGATTAAAATGGGCAAAGGAATAGGGGGCTACGGCTCTGAAATGTATTACGCAGACCTTCTTGCGGAACGTGGCAGGGGGTTTAGTCTGCAAAAAAATACTAAGTCTACTGGTATAAACGCCACACAATCCGTACAACCTTCATCTAAGGGTAAACCCAAGGGGAAGTAAATTATGAAAAATCGAACAGTTAGAGTAAATGGTACTGCCCCTAAGAATCCGCCAAAGGCTGTCGCCTATGCGGACATTAAAGGCCAAGGTCGTATTCCTTATGGCAAGACTGCTCCCGCTCCTGTAGCAGGTGGTCTTACTGACTTCGCCAACACACCTCGTCGGATGAAGACTCGTGGCACGGGTGCCGCGATCCAAGGCACTACGCACATGGGTTACTAAGGTGACCCCGATTAAAGTTAAACCTACACGCCCTGTGGTTAAGAAACAAGAGCAAAAGGCGCTTAAACGCTTTAGCCCTATATCGAGGCCGCAGCGTTTTCAGGGGGTATTTTAATGTTTAATTTAAGTACGAACAGCATAAATAATTTGGCGGGTGTAGATGGTAGGCTTATTGACATTGCGGATCTCGCTATTAAACTTACTAATATTGATTTCGGTATCCCTAGCACTGGTGGCTTGCGCACAGCCGAAGTACAAGCAAAGTTGTTTGAAGATGGTGTCTCAAAAGCAGATGGAGTTAACAACAAGTCCTATCACCAAAGCGGAAAGGCGCTCGATGTGTATGCTTACGTAGATAGCAAAGCGAGTTGGGATCATTTACACCTTACTCATATTGCCGCGGCGATGCTTCAAGCCTCGAGTCAATTAGGCTACGAGCTTAAATGGGGCGGCCTTTGGAAATCATGGCAAGACATGCCTCACTTTGAGATCCGAGATTAGCCATGAGTTTTTTAAGTTTTTTAAACCCTATTGCGAGTTTAGGTAAAACTTATCTTGATGGTAAAAACCAAGTAGCTAAAGCTAAATCAGCCGCCGCTATACTTACTCTGGGTGCCGAGGCTGACGTTAAAGTAGCGGGCGCTAAAGCGGCCCACAAATTAGCCGATAACGGACAAACCCAAGACTTCAACCTTGACTTAGTTGCTATGCAACAAATGGATAAATCATTTCTAGATGAAGTGATGATTGCATTATTGTTTGTCCCTATTGCGGCTTCGTTCTTAGGTTATCAAGCGGAAGTGACTGCAGCGTTTGAATCGTTTTCCGTCATGCCAGAATGGTATCAATACCTTGTGATAGGTGTTTATGTCGTTAAGTTCGGTATGCGAGGGCTATTGACCAAGCTAGTTTCTGGAAGACTTAGTGGCATGAAACTAAAATAACCTTACCCTTTTACTCTATCCCCCGTATATAAGTTATGATAGGATCATATCTAATATTGTTTGATTATATGCGAGGTATGGATGGACGAGATTCACACAGCAGAGGCCGTTTTTAAGATTGTAAGAGAGAGACGGCAAGGTGTAACGGATTTGATGATTTATGGGAATGTCAAATCGATGGAACAATATCGTGAACTTATGGGCAATTTAGAGGCCCTTAATCATGTGGAACAGGAACTCAAGAGCCTGCTAGATAAACAGGAGCACTCAATATGAGCGCAGCTAAAAAAGATGAAACAGTGGTTTACGAAAAAACTGCTAAAGAACTTTCTAATCAAAAAAAATCCGAAGCTAAAGCAAAAGAAGACGCTGTCAAAGCGACTAAACTTGCCGACGCCTACGTGGCAAAACCACGCCTTAACCCTGACGCTATCGGGAAAACTCTCTTAGACAGGATGCCCAACCCTACGGGCTGGCGGATATTAATTCTACCTTATCAAGGTAAAGGTAAATCCGCAGGCGGTATTTTTCTCCCTTCTGAAACAGTGGAG